GTGGCATGGGTGCCATGTTGCGTGGTGGTAAATTCACCATTAATTAGGAGGTTTTATGCCCCTAAAGAAAGGTCGTTCCAAGAAAACAGTTAGTTCCAATGTACGGAAGCTGAAGCAGGAAGGGTATAAACAGCGCCAGGCGGTAGCTATTGCTCTGAATACCGCTGGGAAATCAAAAAGAAAGAAGCGTTCCACGTGAAACATGGAGATTCTTTGAGTTGAGACAATAATGGAAGAAAATAGTATGGAGAAGCTCATCGCCACGTTAAAACGGCATGAAGGAGTCAAAACTCATGCTTACCGTGACAGTCTCGGCGTTTTAACCATAGGCTGCGGGAGGAATATTAATAATAGCTCAAAGCACAAGGGGATCGGGATCAGCATGGATGAAATTGAATATCTGTTGCAGAACGATATAGAGCGCACGATCAAAGAGTTAAGCCGTGAATATCCGTGGTTTAACGACATGGAGGAAGGTGCTAGGCGTGACGGGGTGATTAACATGCACTTTAATCTTGGCCGGTCCCGGTTTGCCGGGTTTAAGAAGGCGCTTATTCACATGGAGAATGGTTCCCACAATAAAGCCGCCACGGAATTTCTAGATAGCCGCTGGGCCAAGCAGGTTAAGGGTAGAAGTCTGGAAGTTACGGACATGATAAAGACAAATACCTATGTTTGAATATTCCTGCACAGTGCGGCGCGTGGTTGACGGCGACACCGTGGATTTAACCATAGATCTTGGGTTTTCAATCTTCCATAAAGCCCGAGTCAGGCTCACAGGCATAGACGCTCCCGAATGTAGAACACGGGATTTGGATCATAAGGCGAGGGGATTACTTAGTAAAAAATACGTTGAAGTTCTATTAAAATCGGCTAAAGAAATTAAAGTGCTTACGGAATTAGACGCTAAAGGAAAGTTTGGGCGCGTATTAGGTACTTTATGGGCAGATGAAAACTGTATCAATGCTTTGCTAGTAGCCAATAACTACGCGGTTAAATATGATGGACAGAATAAGCAAGAAGTGGCGGCAGTTCATGCTAAAAATCGCGAGAAGTTAATAGAAAGAGGGGTATTTGATCCGGACATGATATAAGATTAGCTACGACTATATCTGATTACATGGGGGAATATGCGAATGTCGGACTTTGGCGTGGTTCAATTTGTACAAAAAATCGTCAAAGAGCGGCGGGAGGGAATAGTCGCTATTTTAGAAAACAATGGTATAAGTTCCATGGAGCAGTATCGTAGCCTCATGGGGGAAATAAACGCTTTATCTTTTATAGAACAGGAACTCTCGGGCCTGCTAGAAAAACAGGAAAAAATGCATGATCAAATTATCTGAAAAGCCTTCAATAGAACCTTCTTACATCGATCCGGAAGAAAGGGTCCTTGATCCTAGTTCTATCGACCATACCTTATTGGAAAGAATGCCGGACCCTACTGGCTGGAGGATGCTTATCCTTCCCTATCGGGGTAAGGGTCGCACCTCTGGCGGCATTCTCTTGACTGATCAGCAGCTAGATGAGGATCAGGTCCAAACAGTAGTGGGTTATGTACTGAAGCAGGGTCCCCTGTGCTATACCGATACGGAGAAATTTCCGGACGGCCCATGGTGCAAGGAAAAGGACTGGATAATCTTTCCTCGTTATGCCGGTTCCAGGTTCCGTATAGAAGGCGGCGAAGTCCGTATTCTTAACGATGATGAAGTTCTGGCGACCATTAAAGATCCTGACGATATACTCAGTTACTAACGGAGACTGCGATGACTAAAGCTAATAAACATGTAGCGGATGATGGGCAAGTAGATTTGGAGTTTGACGAGTACGAAGAGAAAGTCATAAGTGTGGATGACGATGATGACGATACTGTCCCTGGTGAAGCAAAACAGGAGGCGGTAAGCGGCGAAGAAGGTGAAGAAGTCGAGCAATACTCGAAGTCTGTCCAAAAGCGTATTAACCGTCTCACGAAAAAAATGCGCGAGGCGGAGAGAAACGAGCAGGAGGCCATTGGGTTTGCTAGAAACGTACAAGCTGAATCTGAGAGGGTCAAAGCTCGTTTAAAGCAGGTAGACCAGGGTTACATGTCAGAGTACACAGGTAGGTTGGCGGCAGAAGAAAAAGCCGCAGAGGATGCCCTTAAAAGTGCTGTTCGTACTGCGGACCCAGACGCTACAGTTAGTGCCCAAAGCCGTTTGACAGAGATTCAAGTACAGAAATCTAAATTAAACGAAGCCAAGCGCATTTCGGAAGCAAGGGCGGTACAACTCAAGAATTCACAGCAACCTCTGGCACAACCACCGGTTCAAGCGCCCCCTCCACAGGAGCAACGAGATCCACGGGCGGAAGAATGGGCACGTCACAATAAATGGTTTTCCATGGCCCCTACAGAAGGGCGAGATGTGGCAATGACGGGAGCTGCAAGAGCTATTCATGAAGTATTAGTAGAGGAAGAAGGGTTTGACCCTACTAGCGATGAGTATTATGATGAGATTGATCTCCGCATTCGGGACATGTTCCCAGATAGATTTTCGGGTTCGGAACCCGCTGCTAAAACAAATGGAACAGCAAGACGTGGCGCTCAGACGGTTGCTGGAGTTTTCCGCCAAAGAACTGGACGTGGTAAACGACAGGTAAAACTTTCACCGAGCCAAAGAGCTATTGCGGCGAAGTTAGGGGTACCTGAATCAGAATACGCGAAATACGTTAAATAGGGGACTTGAGATGGCTACAGGCAAGACAGGGTTTGAGGGCACCTCAAGAACTCCTCGCGCAACGGAAACTAGAGAGAAAAAGGCCGAGCGAAAACCTTGGGCACCCTCCTCTAGTTTAGATGCACCACCTGCACCCGAAGGGTACAAACATCGATGGATTCGCGCAGAAGCTCGTGGCTTTTTAGACACGAAGAATGTTTCTGCCCGGTTACGAGAAGGCTATGAACTTGTTCGAGCCGACGAGTACCCGGATTTCGAGGCTCCGGTTGTTGAAACAGGAAAATACGAAGGTGTTTTTGGGGTTGGAGGCTTGTTATTAGCTCGGATGCCACTTGAGACAGTAGCGGAAAGAAACGCATACTTCAATGGTAGGGCAAAGGACTTACAACAAGCCGTAGATGATAATCTGATGCGAGAGAATAGTCACAATTCTATGACAATCAGCAAGCCTGAGCGTCAATCTCGTGTAACTTTTGGCGGTCCTCGAACAGAGTGATCGTGTAGGAGAGACTTATGGCAAATCAAGAAACTGCCTATGGTCTACGTCCTATTGGTATGGTGGGAAGCGGCCCCAATTCAACGGGTGTCACTGAATATGAAATCGCCAGTGGTAACACTAATGTTATCTATAATGGCGGGATTGTAGTTCCACTTAGCACTGGGTATATAGACTATGCAGGAGACACAGCGGGGGGGACGACTCAAGCACTCGGTATTTTGACGGGTGTGATGTATCAAGACTCCGTTCGTAAGCAACCAGTTTGGTTGGATTATTGGCCCGGATCGGGTTCAGTAAGTGTAGACACGAATCATCCGGTTCGTGCTTATATTGCAGATAATCCAAACCAGCTATTCCAGGTATCTTCGGATGCCTCACTCACCAATCGTGCTACTGCGGTAGCCACTATTTTTGCTAATACTGACCTGGGAACATCTGCCCGTACCGGTTCTACCGATACTGGCAAATCCAATTCTCAAGCTAGTGTGGCAAACGTCGCTGTAACAGCGACTTTGCCTTTGCGTATTGTCGGTATTGTAGACGATGACGCAAATAGTGATTACACCGCAGCGGGAATTCCCTTGATAGTACGATTAAACGCTCACTTTAACGCTGGCACTCGTCGTTTTGATTCACAGACGACTGCTGACTCACTTGGCATTTAAGGAGGTTCTAAATGACTATTTCTAGAGCGCAGTTAGCTAAAGAACTAGAACCCGGCCTAAATGCTTTGTTTGGGTTGGAATATGACAGGTACGAAAACGAAGCGGCACAGATCTTCGAGGCCGAAAGCTCAGAT